GCCTAAAGATATTGAGGGGTGGAAACTGATTAAATATACCCGAACCCTAAAATTCTATAAGAAGGATAATGTGATTCTCGTTGGTGTAAGGGGAACGGCAGATGGGCGTGATTTTATGGCGGATTTAAAAATAGCAAGTGGTAGTTTAAGCAGTTCATCACGCTATAAAGAAGATTTAGCGACGATAAATAGCGTGTTTGAAGCAAACAAGACGGCGACCTTTTATGGTGTCGGGCATTCGCTTGGCGGAGCGATAATGGACTTGCTAATCCAAGCAGGGTATATTTCAAGGGGCATTAGTTATAATCCAGCGGTAGAAAAACAATTCTTTAACAGCACGAGAAACTACAGGATTTACATGGAAAATGACCCCCTTTATAATCTTATAGGGCAATATTCTAGATTAGGCGAAGTGAGAAGGCAAGAAGCGGTAAGTGGATACGACGCTATAGGAACGGCACAATCGGCAAGGGCACACTTATTAAGTAATTTTGAAGGCGGAGGTATTATAGACGATATTAAAAATGTGTTTAAACCAGCGTCCAAATACAACAACACGGCAACCAAAACATTAAAAGACTATGGTGCTTGTAGGATTGAAAAGATGGTAGTAATGCGAACGCCTCTGCAAACCTTTGTAGATAAGGCATTAAAATTATTATCGTTTGGGAAGTTTAATCCTAAGAAATACGGGTTTGATGAACTCTTCCATACAGCATTATTAGCGTCAGTCGTATGTGAAAATGGAAGTAAAAAGGTAGTCGTCGTTGAGAAGAATGAAGTCCTTAATATCACGACCAAATTTAAAGTCAATTCCAAAAGTCAGCAGGTAAATGTTCCAATCCCTGCTAATTTCAAGACGCTACAAGAGTTTATGGATACTGCTGAAAAGAGCGTCAGCCCGAAGATATTTTACCAATACGACCCGTTTAAAAATAATTGTCAAGACTTCATGAAACTCGTGCTGACGTCAAATGGACTTTACACGCCTACGCTCGGCAAGTTTATTAATCAAGACCTGACGAAATTAATAGCGGATAATCAAGGGATAGGGAAGTTTAGCAAAGGTGTGACTGATTTCGCTGGAATTGTTAGTCGTGTGAGGGGGAAAGGTGATGATGAAGTAGAAGGCGGTATGATGGATTATGATGAAGAGGATTATTTAGAGGGATAAATAATAATTAATTATAATTTAATTACAAAAAAATACAAAATTAAATTATATTGTTATATTATAAATGTCTTCTTTTTTAGCAGAAGCGAATACTTCCAAATCAGCAGTAGCGACAACTCCGCCAAGCTCGATCGTTCCTGAGAATAGTTATTATGATGGACTTCCGTTGTTCGTGGATTATCAAACCTCCGCAAGAAAGTTTGCTTTCGTGAGTAGTGCGAATTACCCATTCATACAAATTAGTGTGAAAACGCTTACCAATCTGCAACTCATCTTACAACAGGCAGTCAATAATGTGGTAGATGAGTTTGATGAACCTGTCAATCCCGTCGGTAATAATTATGTGATTGTTCCTGCGATGAATGTGGCAGGTAATCCAGCATTATTAAATTATGATATACCCAGCGAAATGCTCTATTTCCAAGTAACTAGTCCCTTCTTTCGGTTAGTAGTCGTAAATCAAAGTGCGACGCAACTCGGGCAAATCTTATTAACGACTAAATTAGCATCAACCAGACCAAGTAATGCTCTCGTTCAAAAGGATAGTGTGTTGATTGCTGGTATTAACCCGACTTCCCAACCGACAGCATTAAGGACTGATGAGGAAGGACGATTGAAAGTTGATGCTGCAGTCACAATTGAAAGCATTACACTCTCGCCTGATAATGATGGGGTAAGAGTCTATGGTGGTGTTGGTGGAACAAACGATTATAAATTATTAAACACCGACTCTACTGGGAAACTGGATATTGTAGGTGCTACTGAATGTATTGGTAATGCGGGGAACTATGTCGTATATGCTACACCTGATAATAATACTCCTGCTGTTGCAGCAGACGGGGTTGCCCCTATAAATGTTCCAGGTGGTTGGAAATATCTAAATACTGGAAACGGAACAAAAATAAATTGGTATTCATATGCGAATGATGTTAATCAAGCACCTACCGCTAAAAAGGTTAATCAAGTTAAAAACATGTATATGGTTCTTAATCAACAAGCATCGGCAGTAGAAACGAAACTCAATCCCTACATCGTATTTTATACCCTACCTGATGCTGGTGTAAATGCTGGTGGAACTTTTTTCAAGAGTAGAATTGTTTTTAATAATGATTTACTTAATAGTAGCGTCGTAGGTAATAAATTACTCTATTTTGGGGAAGATAATCAGTTAATCCACCCTGAAATTACGACCCGTGTAGAATTAATTTTTAATCCTGTAGTATCTACAAAAACACTTTTACAAGCAGGTGAAGAATTATTATATCTATCCAGTATCCACTCAGACTCGTCTGCTTCTGCTGGTCAGTATAATTTTGTATTAAGTGAGTTCGGGCAAATCTACACAGAAGAAGGATTAAAATATGACATTCTGCCGATTATTAATAAGAGGGTTCAGGTGGAACTGGGTCCTTCTTCTACCATTACGGGTAGTGTAGCAGTCTCAAATTTTCCTGCAACGCAACCAGTCTCGGGAACAATTGCTGTCTCAAATTTCCCAAGCGTGCAAGATATATCAGGAAATGTATCCGTCTCAAATCTTACGACAATTGAAACTTCACTAGACGATGTGAATGCTAATTTAGATTTTATTAATACAAACACCGCCTATTTTCTTCAACCACCAACTAAATATGCTTTGATTGACACACCAACAACTATTACAGCGTATAATGTTGTGACTAATAGCACACTACCTTTAAAGGCGAATGCTCTAAGTAATATATTATACCGAAATGCGATTTATATTGGCGAGGTAGATGCTTCTACTTTTACCAACCCCCAACTGATTTTTGAATATAGCGATGATGAAATCAACTGGTTTTCTGACGGAGTATCTGCGTCTTTTAATAAACGAGGTGCTAATTGGACTTTCGCTTTTCAACGCTCGTCTATAGGTGTGGCGTATGTAAGGTTAGTAGCACAAAACACAACAAGAATAACTTATGCCGTTGCAAATTTATCTATGTAGAGTTAATAAATCAAAAAATTGAAATGAAATTATTAGTTAATTACTATATTAAATAATGATTGATTGTGTTTATTATAATGATGAAATTAGGTGTCATAGGGACGGGAGGGTAGAGAGATTTTATAGAAATTGTTATTGGAAAATTGTGGAAAATACTGCGAATAGTGGAAATGGATATAATCTTCTTAAAATAAATAATAAAAATATTCTTCGGCACCGCCTTATGGCGTATTGCTTTTTAGGATTAGAAAATATTAACGAAGTAAAAAGTGGAGCAGATGTAATTGACCATATTGATGGAGATAAATTAAATAATGCTGTTAATAATTTACGCATCACAAATCAAACTGGAAACGGACAAAATCGTAAAGATGTTAAGGGATATTGTTTTGATAAACGATATAAAAAATATAAAGCAGAAATAATGATAAATTATAAAAAAATCCATTTAGGTTTATACGAAACAGAAGAAGAAGCACGACAATCATATTTAGAGGGAAAACGCAAATATCATTTATGGTAATTAAAAAAGAAATTAATCTAAAAATTATTTTATAGTGATAGTATATAATGTCAGATTTATACGCAGGTTCATCTTTCATATCACAACCTGTTCAAGAAGCATTAGCATTAAAGTCTAATCTAGCAGGGGGCAATAGTTTCGTAGGTGCTCAAGATGTTTCAGGCGGAAATGTAAATGTAGCAACAGGTTATAACTTTACGATTAATGGTGTCCCTATAGGCGGAGGCGGTAGTTGGATAGGCACAGCAACAAGCGATTTAAATATGGCGTCGTATGACATCATAAATATAGACAAACTTAAGGGAGCAAATAATGGAGTGACTGATATAACTCTACAATCTTCAATTAACGCCGACTCTAACCAAATCAAAAATATGGCGATGTTTAATCCTTTTTTAACAACCCCATCTGCAGGACAAGTTTTGACTGCCGTAGATAGTTTGGAGGTTACATGGGCGACACCATCAGGCGGAAGTGGTTATCCATCTTGCTGGGTTAGACACCAAACCGATGACGAATTCGGGCAACAAGCGTATAATTTTAATACTACTACTCTTTTTTTAAACGCTATAGAAGGCGATTTTTCAAGGACGGATTATATACTTACCAGCGACCAATATGATTCACGAATTACGATTGCTGAAGCGGGAACATACCAAGTCTTTTATTCTATAGCGTGTTATGGAACGGGCGATTCAATTGCGAATTTCACTAATTTAAGTGCAGTTAATAATTTATCTCTGCCTATTAGTGTTGCTGCATCAACGGGAAGTATTTTAAGCAGTCAAAACTATTTTACTACGACTTCTGTGAATCAAGAATTTAGATTACAAACACGAGTTCAATTTTCTGAATCAGCACCCGCTTATTATGGGCGAAGGACGACCAGTCTTGGTAATGGGTTAGGTTATAGGTTCGTAGAGATTATCCTTAAACGGATTTCTTAAGTTTTTAAAAATAATAAAAAGATTAATTTATTATTTTTATGTTTTTTTATGTTTTTTTGTGTCATCAATACATGCGATCTTCTAAGGCACCCATATCACGCTTGGCACCACCGCTCTGCCCCATACCCATCTTTTTCTTGAGCAGATTGATTCCCGCTTCTTTGGCGAGAGGGAGAAGAGCAGGGGCAACCGATTTAACGGCATCACCCAGTTTAGAACCGATGGTCTTGAAGAAGTCGCCGACCTTTCCACCGCCGACCATACGGATAGCATCAGTGTGAGCGATAGCAACACCACGAGACGCTTCCAGCACATCGCTCTTAGTAAGGATACCCAAATAAGAAGACGATACACCACGCTCAAGCGAAAACACACCGCTATTCTGGACGATAGTGATAAGTTGGAGACCAGTTTGTGCAGCAACACCAGTATTTTCAACAGACACATTAAACTGGAGTTGGAAATTACCCAAAGAACCAGGAGCATAGTAGTCGTCCTTGAGTTCAATATCCTTACCAAATTCCAAGCAAAGAACCGAACCGCAAGTTTGGATAGTCGCTTGAGCGGTAGCAGACGAGAGAACATTCGCCCGTCCGCTCCATTCAACCCACGACATATTGATGCCGTTTTCAACAGACATACGCCACAAATCCTCAGGTGTAGCAGAGGCAAGAAGACCAGACGAGTTATTCCAATTAACGGAAATACTTTGAATTGCTAAAAAGGCATCGGCATCACTAACTAACCGAGTATCCACAGGTTTGCAGACAGCGATATAGATTTTATCAGGGATTTGGTTAAGTTGAAGAGAAGAGGAAGTGATGGTTTGGGCGACACCAGGAGCGAATGTAGCACCTGAAGTAGAAATGAAACGGGGAAGTTCATAATACGGCACAACATTTCGGGACGGCAAAAGGTCGCTTGGGTGAGGGGTAAGAAACTGAAAGAGAAGAGTAGGATTAACAGCACCGACGAAAGTGACGGCGGGGGCGATGGTGTAACGACCAGCGATAGCAGAGAAACGGAGGGCGGTGTTCGCCTGTGACGAAAGATTATACACTGCATTTAGGTTTTGTATGCCGTAAATACCTTGTCCTTCATCACCAGCGAAGATAAAGGGAGAAACCAACACGGGTTCAGTCACTTCAACCGACACGAGAATAGTTGAAAGACCCCCTGCAGCCTGATAGTTAGCACCTGCCGTAGCAGTAATCGTCACTGGGAGAGTAGCACGGGGCGACAAGTCGTTATCCATAGACAGACGATGAAACCCGCCGTGAGGGTGATTCAAAGCACCAGCAGGGATTGTCGTGTAGTCACCATACGAGTCAAACATCGTCGGCGTCATTCCGTTGTAGCGGTGGAGGTAGCGTTTATCGTGGATACGGCACAAAACCGCTAAAAGGTCACGAGTATTCTGCGAGATAGTGTTGTTGTTAATAGTCCATTGGGTGGAATTAACCATTTGATGGAATGGAAATGGACCGAACCCATCAACACCACCATAGTTAAAAACCCACCCAGCACCAGGACCAGCATAAGCACCACCTCCAATAGTTGTTGCAACAGTCGCAGTCACACTAAACTGAAGGGTCGTGCGGAGAAGAACCTGACGAGAAACAATTGTCTCTTGGGACGGCACTTGGATATTAAAATTAATATTGGACCGAAACGGACCGCTTCCAATAGCACTATATTGAGAAGCAGTCACATTTGCTCCTCCCTTAATCACAGCGTAGCGGACAGCATCAGTAACCATCAATCGGTCATCTTTGACTAAAACCTTCTGGAAATCTTGAGACATCTTTATAATATACTAAAAGATTATATTTTTATAATTTTTTATTAATTAATTAATTAATCCTTAATTAATAAAATTCTTGGAATGGTTAGTTTGGAAGGGGTTCTAAACTTGCTAAATTCGGTGAGGGTTCTAAACTTGCTAAAGATTTCTTCTTCTCTCTATTAATTTTTCTTCGTTGGTTAATTTTGTCTTTATTTTCGGTGTGGTATAACTTTGCCCTCTCATTTTCACGCTCTTTATTTTCGGCGTAATGTTTTTTAACCTTTTCCTTAATCTTCGTATCCTTAAACTTTTCGTGATACTCATCATCATATTCTTTCCTAGTCCTCCCTGCTATTTCTACATTTACACAACTATCCCTAAACTCACGAATTCGCTCTCCCTCTCGGCGATTTAATTGATTTTTATTATCGCAAGGATAATCCTCTAAAAGTTCTATATAAGCATCTTCAAATTTTAAAATATCTTTAGAAGAAGGGCAATTATCCTTCTTAAACTTTGATTTATGACCGCTAAATCGTTTTACTAAAGTGTTCGTAGTGCTTCCAATATAAAATAATTCTGTTTGGTGACTGCGAATGGTATAGATTTTACCCCTTCCATACTTATTTTCCTTATCCATTTTTGTCTCCATAGTTATTATAATGTCCGTTTTTGTCTTTAAATTATTTATCATAAATGTTTGAGATAAAAACATCTAAATCCCGCCCGTTTGCCCTTTTCAGGGTCTCTTTGTTAAAACTCTTCAAATTTCCTCCATATTTCTTAAAGTGTGTTAAAAATGCTGTTGCCCATCTCCCGCACGATGCGATGTCTTTATCTTTTTTGCTTTGGTAGTCGTAATCGTTATAATAGACTGGAACTTTAGTTATGCTAAACATCTTTGTTAAAACGGCAGGTTCTTGGTTGAGTTCTACATTCTTTTCGGCATCATTCCATGAAAGAGGAACATCAGGTTTATTTCCATAAGAATCAAAGTAATAGACTGCATCTTTCCCTCTTGCTAAAGCAACCCAGTGACCGCTGTTTAAAGTGCTTTCGTAGAGAATATAACAAACCTCGCCAACCTTTAACCACTCTTCCACGCCAACCCCTTTAGGAATCTCGCTATACTTAACAATCTTTGCTCTTGGGAAATACTTTTGCAAATCAGCGTCGCTCATCGCATCATAGATAATATCGTCGTCATCTTTGTCCCCTTTTTTGCTAAAGTTTTTACCCTTATAAATCTTGATTGCACCGCCCTCTAAATCTTTGAGGTTGGCGTAGAGTGCCTTTTGCTGTTTAATCGCCTGTGCCTTTGTAATCCCTTTTGGCGAGAAGTTGTGTCTCGTTATTTTATTAATCACGCTAAAGCGTCCGCTTGGTAGTTTAATGACCTCATACGGCATAGTGTAATTACTAATATATCTCAATATTAAAATAGTAGTTTAATGCCTAAATACCTCTAATTTGCTAAAATTATATTTAGAGAAATTGATTAATTATTAAAATTAAATTATATTCCTATAGTATAATAATGTCCTCATCACCCGACCATTTATATCTGGACTTGTCAATAGTCAATAATGATACATCTGGGGAAAGCACCATTCCCCTTAACTTCCGTGAGTCACGAACCAACCCCATTTTGGATAACCCTGCAAACTACTTTATGAGTGTCGTGAGGTTTGAGGTTGATACTCCAGGTTTCAGTCTGCCCATTTTTATTCCAAAGCATCGTATGGACGGAAAAAGTGATGATGTTAATTCTACTGCTTACTCAGTCACAATAGCAACGATTGGTGGTAGTGGAAATACTAGGCAACTCGCTACGATGAATCAAACATATGTAGAATGGACGCCTCAAGACAAGACTGCTGCACTACCGAATAATCAAAACCAAGACCTACCTATAGTAGGTAGTTCTGTTTTACTTCAAAGTTCAGTATTTCCTATTACCCCATTTAATATAAGTGCTATAAATAATGTTAATTTTATAACAACATTAACCCCTGTTTCCGCAAGAGAAGAAAAATGGACTATCCCATTACAAACAGCACCCTCAAGAATAGTTGTTCAACGGGAATACCCTCAATTTGTTGCTTATTTTGGAAGTAATGGAACACAAAACCCGTATATTGAACTTGGTTCTTCTAACTTCACTGACCCTACAGGATTTACCGAAAGATTATATGAGTTTGATAGCACTATAAATCCTAATGTAAATACTGCATCTTATACGGGTATTGGAATTGTAAATATAGTTGTTGGTAATGAGAATGCTACTTTAGTTCCGTTTAACCCTTTAAACCCCTTCTTAACTGGGATTAGAACTTTACAATTTACTACAGCAAGTGGGACATTTTATAAATATCGTTTTTATATTACAGAGGCAAATCTTGTCCCATCAGGTGAAATTGTAGGTGGTATAATAATTCAAAACAACAATCTCACCCAAGCACCCGAATCTGCTTTTTATTTAGATTCTAATACTCATAACGCTGATAGTTCTATAACAAATCTAGGGTTTAACCCAAACCCTTTAAAGATTCAAACAATTTCATATTTTGGTGCTGGAACGCCTGTAGGAGGAACACCTGTATATACTTCTACACAAATAAGGCAATTAAATTTAACATATAATAATTTAATAGGGCAAGAGAAGTATTTAACACAAGATATTACTACAGGATATTATAACTGCTACTCGGTGAAGTGGTGGTTAAGTTGCGTTAATCAGGCATTAGAGACAGCGTGGGGAAATGCGACAATTCCTGCCCCGCAATTAGTTGCAGACCCAAACACTAATTTAATAACTCTAATGTGTCCGTATGTCACCGATACGATTAATTTTGCGATTGGTGATGATGTCGCTTCAGTAAGTAATTATCTCGGTAGTCCAACTGGAACAATTTCCGCAAACCCTCCAATAACTCACGCCATCTTTTTCAACGAACCGCTCTTTAATCTGTTCTCTTCATTTAACTCAATCTATTATGGAAATAATATTCCTCAGGCAACATTAAGCACCGCTGTTAAAGCGAAGGTTGCTCTCATACCCGAAGGATATAAAATATTCTCTAACTATATCCAACCAGTCAATTACGATTTTATGAATACTACACAGACGACGGCAGTTAATCAAGTGGATACAAACTGGATTACTTTGCAAAGCGAGTATAGTCCCGTGCCTATGTGGAATCCAATTCAGTCCTTCGTATTTACGACAAGTATGATTCCAGTCCAATACTCTATGACGAACCCGCCCCAAGTGTATGGAAGCACACAATACGACCAAACCTATTCGGGTGGCGGTGGAAACAATAGCGATATTTCAACACAGATTAGCGATATCCAAATACCTCTCACTAGTGGAAATGAGTATAAACCAACCATCACTTACACTCCATCAGGGGAATATCGCTTAATTGACTTGTTGGGTAATTCCCCTATAAATCAAATTGGATTTCAAATTTCTTACAAGACAAAATTTGGGCAGGTCGTTCCGTTTGCTCTTGCTCCCCAGTGTGGGGCGAATCTTAAGATTTTATTCCGCCGTAAGAGATACAATTTAGGGAATGTAGAACCCTATGATACAAATTAAACTAGAATTAATTATTATAATAAAATTAAATTATATTACTATATTATAATAATGTCCTCCGCCCCCGACCACTTATATTTAGATTTATCAATCGTTAATAATGATACATCAGGCGACAGCACAATCCCTCTTAATTTCCGTGAGTTTAGGACTAATCCAATTCTGGATAACCCTGCAAACTACTTCATGAGTGTTGCAAGGTTTGAGGTAGATACACCAGGATTCTCCCTGCCTATGTTCATACCGAAATTAAGATTAGATGGAAAAAACGAGAACATTAACAGCACTGCTTACTCTGTAAGTATGGCGATTATTGATAGGTCAGTAACCCCAAATGTATTAACTGGTTTATCACAAAAATATGTAGAATGGTCGCCCCAAGACAGGACTGCAGCACTACCGAAAGAGGGTTTTAGTGTCCCAAATACAAGTCCATTATTGGGTAGTATTGTTAGTCTATCAACATCAGGAACTTCTTTTAATACACAAAGTATTGAAACTATTCCGTTTGGAATAACTCAATCATCTAATTTAAATGGTCTAAATTGGACTCTTCCATTACAAGCAGACCCTACAATAAACCCTACTGCTATAGCGGTTGAAAGAGTTTATCCATCAACACCACCCGATAATTTTTATACTTCAATCAAGGCAATTTATTATTCCCCACCAGTAGGGGATGTTCCTGCTTTTATTGAATTAGGAAGGGGTAGTGCATTTTTTCCTCCTCAGGGGACTACATCACCTACTGGATTTATCTCAAGAATCTATGAGTTTGACAGCACATTAAATTCTAATGTAGCAACAACGGGATATGCTAATAATAATAAAATTGTTATTCTTAATAATACTACACAAGTTACTTTAATCCCTTATAACCCTGCTCTTCCACAGGCAAGTGGAATTCAAACTATAGTAAATCAACCACCAGGTTCTCCAGCACTTGCTTACACTTATAGATTCTATGTTAATACAATAGCAGGATTGAGTGCTGGTAATATTGGTGGAAATGTAACAATTATAAATTATAATATATCACAGGCACCTACTGACGCTTGGAAATTACAATCTTTTAGTAAAGTCACCACACCATCCCCCACTACTGCTCGTCTTAAATTTAATACGAACCCATTTTCCCAATATCGTTTTGGTGTCTTTGAACCCCAAATCTCTGCAGGTGTAGAAATATATACAGCGTCTGACATCCAGAGGTTTGAGATAGTGTTTAAAGATGTAATAGTGACTACACAGGTAATAGAGTCACAAGATATAACGACGGGGTATTATAACTGCTACTCTGCACGATGGTGGTTGAGTTGTGTTAATAAGGCATTAGCGGATTGTTATAATTCTATGGGGACATTAGAATTCCCTCCAGTAGCAAATGGATATGCTCCCCAGTTTGTTATAGATGCTGATACGAATTTAATAACGCTGATGAACCCGTATATCCAAACTGCTGTAGATGGAACACCGCCCCTACTAAATTTTGCGATTGGGGAAGATGTTGCTTCTCTATCCAATTACTTAGGTTCTCCAGCAGGTGTCACGAGTAGAGATGATATTATTACTCACTCCATCTTTTTCAACGAACCGCTATTTAATCTGTTCTCAAGTCTAAACTCAATCTACTATGGAAGTAAATTCCCGCCTTCATCGTTGAGTGTAGGAAGTCAAGGATTAGTAGATGTGATTCCCGAAGGATACAAAATTTTTAGCAACTATATCCAGTCGCTTAATTACAATTTATTAAACACCCAAACAACCACAGACCCCCGAACCAGTGTGACCCGAAGGTGGATTGTCTCGTTTAGCGAATACTCTCCTGTGCCGATGTGGAACCCCATTCAGTCAATTGTCTTTACTACCAGTATGATACCGATTCATTATAGTATGAGCAACCCTCCCCAAGTGTATGGAAGCACACAATACGACCAAACCTATACGACAGGCGGTGGGAATAATAGTGATATATCAACACAGATTAGTGATATACAAATACCCCTAACTACAGGGAATGAGTATAAACCGACAATCACCTATACGCCTAGAGGTGAATATCGTATGATAGATTTACTCGGTAATCTGCCTATAAACCAAATCGGGTTCGCTATATCATATAAGACTAAATTTGGGCAGATAATTCCATTCGCTCTTGGACCCCAGTGTGGGGCAAACTTAAAGATATTATTCCGCCGTAAGAGATACAATCTTGGGAATGTAACGCCCTATGATACAAATTAATAAAATAGAATAAAAATATAAAATAATATTCTTTAGTAATATATATAAAAGATGGTGACTGAGAGTGTTAAAGTCGTAGGACATGATGGGGCAGGATTAAGCAGTATTGAAGAATTAGTCCCTTGCTTGAAGTGTGGTAAGGAAATGGAAGACGCTGAAATATTCTTTAAAGATGGAATTATTAAACTTCCTCAGGACGAAAAAGAACCAACTGAAATTAAGCACTATTGCAAGGGTTGCGTGATGAAAGACCAATCACTTCAGGACAGGTCTAATTATATGATTCGTTATATCACTTCCTTACTGCTTCGTGAGACAGATAGAGAAGAGCGTCTTGAGATGATGGCGTGTCTTAAGGAAGAGAACCCCGAAGGATTTAAAATAGTGGCGGATATGTTTGATGTAGATGATTATGTGAAAGTAATTAGTCAGAAACCGATATAATAGACATATAACTAATATTAAAATAATATATTATATAATTATATAATGTATGATTTGGTGGAATTAGTAAAACTGGAGGACGATGAAAAGAAATATAAGGTAGTCTTATTAAACACTAAAACGGGAACAACTAAAACTATAAAATTCGGTCAGGCAGGTGCAGGGGATTATACTATACATAAAGATGATAAGCAAAAAGAAGCATACTTAAGGAGACACGAAGGTAGAGAAGATTGGACTAGCACAGGAGTAGGGACTGCTGGGTTTTGGAGCAGATACTTGCTTTGGAATAAGAAAACTATTTTAGCATCTTTAAATGATATAATAGAGAGATTTGGAAAAAATCAACAATTAAAAGGACAAGGGGATACAAAGACATATAGAGAAAAATTTAATGAGCGATATGGTTATCCATCTAATGCCTCACATTCATTAGAAGAGATAAGCGACCTGACTGGTTATGCTTTAGAAGGACTTAAGATAATAGTAAAGAAAGGCGAAGGTGCATTCTTCAGTAATCCTCAAAGCGTGAGAACCCATATTAAATCCGCTAGAGAATGGGGTATGGCGAGAGTCTATAGTGCGGTTATGAATGGTGATGCTGCAAGGGTAGATGCCTCTCATCTGTATAAAAACTAATTGTGTTTGATGGGAACAGAACATATAATTCAAATATATCTAAAAGTGTTTGAGAAATAGTTATAGATATATAAAAATATATGTGCTGGAATATAAAAATGAGAGAAATTTATCTATGTTTATGAAAGTATTTGAATATAAATATATTTATATTGGTTTGTGATGGTAAAATGAGTAAAAATATATAAAAATATATGTATTTTTCTTTTATTTTTGTGTTTTAGAACACTTTTAGATATATTTCTTTAATAAAACTACATAAATACATAAAATATATATAATATATCTAAAGATGTCTTACGAACACGGCAAGATATATTGTCTTAAAAGTTCTAACACAGAATTATTTTATATTGGAAGCACGATTCAAACATTACATAAAAGATTAATTGGTCATAAAACTCAATCTAAAAATAATTGTAAATCTACAGCATCAATCATTATTAATTATGGAAACCCTTATATTGAGTTAATGGAATTGTATCCTTGTAAATGTAAAGATGAACTGACTAGGCGTGAAGGTGAATTAATGAGACTTTATAAAGATAAAATTGTAAATAAAAAGGTTGAGGGGAGAGATGATGATGAAAAAAAAAAGGTTGCTCGTGAATGTGTCAAAAGATATAGTTCTAAAATACAGGAATTAAAGAATTCTAAAAAATTAGAATTAAAAGAATTAAAATTAAAAGAGTTGAAAGAATTAAAAAAACTAAAATTAAAAAATTTAGAAGAATTTAAAAAAAATAATAAATCTTTATTAAAAAATAAATCTAATGATATAAATATATTTAGCGAAAATAAAATATTTAGTAATAATATAATGGAGTCAGAAATAAGTAAAATTATACAAACCAAGAAAGCGGATTTATCTGCTATGAGTATTAAGACCTACGCTAATGCTGTTAATAAAGTCATGGAATTGCTGGGAAGCACCGCCCTTAATGACCTCATCACTAAAGCAGATGATGTTGTTAAAACCCTCAAAGAGAAGTATGAGAAACCGAACACGATTAAAACTAAAATCGCTTCTATTGTCGTCTTGCTTAAGAGCATAGACCCCCCAAAGCCTAAAGCGAAGAAAGCATTTGAAGATGCCCTCGCTGTTTATGGAAAGTCAATTGAGAGTTTGACTGGGGACATCAAGAAGGATTTAAGTGATGGTGAGAAGACCGATAAGATGAAGACCAATTGGTTGAGTGCAGAAGAGGTAGATAAATTAAAGGTTCATCTAAAGTCGCTCGTTCCTGAAGAAGTGAAGAGCAGTAAAGACCTCGCTCACTTCCGTAATTATGTTTTGTATTTATTGTATGAAGACCTCCCTACCCGTAATGACCTCGCTGATAGTAAGATTATCTTTTCATCTCCGTCCAAGTTGAAAGAGTTGAGCGACGAATGGAACTATATTTTATTGGACAAGCGAACCAAGAAGATTAAATACCTTCTTAATAACTATAAGACAGCGAAATCATACGGGCAGAAAGTTATTTCTCTTAATGATGGTTTATACCCTATTATGGTCGCTTATAAGAATGCAGTTGATAAATATAATGGCGGACAATCGTGGGCATTCTTAAACAATAATGCGACAGAGAAATTATCACGAAATCGGTTGGGTGTTGTTTATAAAGGATTAGGTGATTTTGTCGGCAAGAAACTCGGCACTACTTTGAATCGGCATTTAGCAGTAAGTCGTGTAGTCCCTTTGAAAGCGATGAAAGATTTGGCGGATAAGATGGGACATTCTGTGCCTGAAGCGGTTGAAATATATGCGAAGGTATAATTTATATAATCCATTATTATTTAGTATTTAGCAATTTTATTATAACTTTAATTAATTATTATAATAAAATTATTTTGTTTGTATATAGTATAAAAATGCCATACGACACTCCGTATAACCGAATGATAGCACGAGAACAGGAACGCAAGAATATGCGATATGCCAATATGAACGCTTACTCTAATGAAATGTATAATACTAATATGCCCTTTAGTGAAGTATATCAAGAATTGCGACTACCCGTAAGGACAATTAGACCTCAACGAGCATATATGACAGATTATGACGGGGGTATTACTCATCGCAATATGGAAGGTGATGGAGGTGTATTAAGAGGTATGATGCGACCTGCAGTATTAAGTGAAGATGTGCGACCTGTGGGTATGGGATTTGCTGATATTATGCGACCCCCTAAACGAATTGGGAAGGGCAGTTGTTGTATGCATAGTCGGTGTAGTTGTATGGAAGGGGGTATGGACCGAGAGGAAGAGATGAAAGGTATGGAAGGTATGGAAGATGATGACGAAGAAGAAGACGACCCTGAATTAGCAGGTATTGTTGATATGGTTAGTCGCCTCCCTACTAGACAACTCCCTGTTCGTTTTGCTAGTCCTGCTCGTCGCCCTGCTTCTGTTGGACCTGCTTCCCCTATTACTCGTCCCCGTTCTGCTCCTGCTTCTGCTCCTATGCCAAAACCTCAGGCTTCCCGTAATCGTGGTAATAAACGGAAAGCAGAAGCACAGACTCCTACTCCTACTCCCTCTCCATCTCAATCTCCCTCCGCTATGGAATCTGCTTTTCCTTCGTCTTCTTCTCCCCCTGCAGAAGATAAAAGAATGACAGGACCACCTAGTAAGAAGAAAGGCAAGGGTAAGGTTGTTAAACACAGCAAGGCAAAGCATCTTAAAGCGTTTATCGCCGAAATGTCTAGCAAGACTGGACGCAAACCTGCCGAGTTAAAGAAAGACGCTGAAGTGATGAAAGAGTTTGAAGAAGTCCATCAAAAGTTTGTCGGTAGTGGTATGAGCGGGGGGTTTTTACCATTCCTTGCCTCTATTGCTCTGCCTTTTTTGGCGAAGAAAGTAATTGGAGCATTCTCGGGTAAGAAAGAGGGTGGGGCGATTCTTGGCGGACCTGCTAATGACCCTGTGAATGGGAAAAAGATGGGCGGTCGTGCGAAAAATATCGGTGAGCCTCAAGGGACAGATACTGCCTATATGCCCTCAACGGGTCTTCACTATGAGGGTGCAACTCTTGGTGCTGGTAGTAGCGGTGGTGCTGTAGTTGCCGAAATGCCTAAAAAGAAGGGGCGTGGAAAGGGTAAGAAAACAGGTTCGTCTTTGTTTAAAACTGCCCCTATTGTTCCTCTTGATGTTAAATCGGGTGTCCCCCCTACGGAAGAGCAAATTGAGGGTATTAGCAATATCGTAGAAGTCCCTACGGGTTTAGGCAAGAAGACAAAGAAGTCCAAGAAAGAGGGCGGTATGCTCAAAGGATTGATGCCTGGTTCTACATTTAGCGGAGGCAAGGCGAAGCGAGAACCGAACGCTTGGATAAAACATGTCCAAGCATACGCTAAAGCGAACAAGGTCTCTTACAAGGACGCCATTAAACAGGCGAGGGCATCTTACAAAAAGATGTAATTGAATAATTTAATTTATTATTTAATATTATTATATTTATATATTGTATAATTATAATGGCGAGTTTAAGGAATAGACAAATTCAGGAGATTTTAGACGAAGATTTGAGGGCATACCGAGAAGTATTAAAGCGTGAAATTAAACAGGCGAAGATAATGAACGAGACTTATGCCCCACCTAATCGGTTTGAGAAACAAGTAGCATTTCAAATTGACCAGTATTTTCTTAAGTTGCAGAGACACGCAGATGATATTGTTAATAATTTAGTAAATGGAAATTATAAGGAACAAGGTGTCAAGGACTTGCTTTATTCTTACCAAGAACTTATCGCTTATTTAGACGCTTATACTGCTCGTTCGCCTATTAACCAGCGTGATAAAGCAATTATAGAAAATAAGTTTGATGCTATTGCTAATCAGGTAGAGCAGATTAGTTCTTTTGCTAATAGTATTGGTTGGCGGTCTAAGTTTTTATTAGCAGAGTTGAGTGATATTTTAGATTATAAAACTTATCTACCAATTGAAAATCTTCCATTCACGAAAGGTATTGTGAGTAAAGAATTTGCTGAACGAGGTTTTAATGACCCTGTAGCAGGTTTGCGAGAACCAGTTACACCTTCCCGACGGGATTATAATGACGATGATGAACCCCCTGCTTACGATTTTGCCCCTGAAGCAGAATTCGGTTCTTTAGAAGATGCAGAGGAAGATATTAGTCAAATGGTGTCTTCTTCGGTTATACCCAAACCAAGAAACTTAACGGAAGCAAAGGATTATATGAGAAGTTTGTCTATGAAAGATGTAAGAATGTTTGCGAAAGATTTAGATATGCTTGATGATTTAAAAGCAAAGAAGAGTAAGGCAGGTTTAAGACAAAAACTGACTCTTAACGACATTATTCGTATCTATATGTTGAAAGAACAAGGAATTAGAACAACCAAAAATCGGCAACCGATTGTAGAAGACCCTGAAGAATTACTTGAAAGAACAGAAGCAACTCCCCCTGATTCTTTGGCAGAATTAGAAGAAGAAGATACCCCATCTGCTGAGGGGCAAGGTATGTCTCGTGGGTTTGGTATGTGCGGTAGTGGTGAGAGCGAAGATATGATGTATGGTTTGCCTCAAGGATATAAAAAGGCGATGCGTCTGCGTCCTATGGACCGAACACCCGTCCATTTTAAAACCCAAGACGAGCGTGGTGAAGATGGACTTGATTTAGAAGACCGAATGCAGTTCTTAAACCAACTTGACACCAAACCGATTAAAGACGATATTAAGGTTAATAGCACAGGGACTTATAAAAAGAGTATGAGTGAAAAGGCAAAGAAAATCGCCAAATATTACAATTAATATTTAAAAGATTTAGGAATAATCAACATTTTCCTATTTTGAAAACATGATTTTTTAATTAAATTATAATTAATTATAAAATTGAAATGATTTAATGGTTAAAATATAGAGTAACCCTCAAACCGAACTTTTCCGTTCTGTTTATTTATAAATTAATTAATTAATTGATTTATATATTAATAATTAAATTAAGTTAAAGGAATTATTATATTATACTATAATATAACAGAATGATGACCGCCCCCCAAATTGATTTAGCGATTTCCATCCAACCCTCTTTCATAGAAAGTAAAACTTTTACCGAGTGTATCCCCCTACACTATGTAGAGCAACTTTCAGAATCCAATTATCTTATAACTAAGTGGAATTTAGCAAAATATAATCAAAAAAAAGTATCAAAATATTATATTAATGAAAAACAACAATTAAAATCCTACTTAAAAAAATATAATAAAAAACAACGAGCATTTTTGGTTAAATACATCAAACCCAAACACAAATGGGGGAGAGTTTTCCCTTCTAATTCACTTGGATGCACTTCTTTCGCCAAAAGAACAAGGAATTCTTTAATAAAAAATTTATATTTTGATTTTGACCTTTCAAATGCACAACCTGAAATTTTACGAAATCTTTGCGTCGCAAATAATATTCCCTGCGAAACAATCACGAAATATTGCGTAGAAAGGAATTCTATTATTGAAGATATTATTAAAGCATCTGGCGATAAAGTCAATCGTGATTTGGTTAAATCGCTAATGATTAGTATATCTTTCTGTGGAACTTTTAAGAATTGGTTAAAAGAGGAGAAAATTGATGCCTTTCCTGAACCTGTTATTATTGCTGAGTATTGTTCTGAAGTTAGAATTATTACTGAATTTATCAAAAAGAAAAATGTGGATTTGTTTAAAACGATGTCTCGTCTAAAATTAGAAAAAGGGGAAACTAATGTTAATGGTTCATTTCTTTCAACCTATTTACAAGAGTGGGAATTACGATTAGTAGAAAATACTTTATCTCATTTATGTAGTCAAACTGATATTTGTTTAACAAATACTCCTAATTATTTTAACGCCATTTACGAGTTTGATGGTTTGAAATTATCCAAAGAAGCAGTTGAAAAATTTGGTGGGTTTGAAAAGTTATTACAATTAATGAACCAATTAAATCGTGATATGGGGTTTGAAGTTAATTGGGAAATTAAACCGATTGAAAAGTTTTATGAAATTGAGTTTAATGAATCAAACAGAGAATTAACTCTTGAAGAAAAGAAGGATTTATTATCAAGAGAAAAATTAGACAAAAAAACTCATAAACAAAGAGAAATGGAACTTATGCATGAGTTAAAAGAACAAGAAAAAGAAGAGAAGAAGAGAATGAAACAATTAGAGAAGGAAGAGGCAAACAAAAAATATCACATAGAGCGAGAATCTATTATTGATGAACATACTGATATTATTGCTGAAAATGATATTGCTGGTGCTAAAATTATCTATAGTCATATCAAAGATAATATTGTTTATTCCAACAAAACATTATATTATAAAAATAATTACATGTGGTTTTCAGATGACGCTATGATTAATTCTCTATTGAGTGTCTATATTAGTGAATCAGGCATTAAAAAATTAAATGATGGGAATCAATTAGTTGATTATGTCCAGAATAGAAAGAATAGTCAAAATGTGTTAAAATTAGTGATTGACTTGGCGGTTAATAATGTTGATAATGAATGGAGTCGTAATATGTGTTCGTCCTCGCTGGGTTATATTTTATTTACAAATGGTTATTATGATTTTAAAGAAAGCAGATTTATTCCATCTGACAGCGAATTATATAATCACGATATTATATTTTTAGAGCAAATCCCGTATCCTTTTATTATGTGTGAAGATAAGGAATATTTGAAGTCAGTTAAACAAAAAATGTTTATAGACCCTTTTGGTGAAGAGGTTGCCGATTATTATATTTTAAATATAGCAAGGGGGTTAGCAGGTGATGCGATGAAGCGATGTTTGTTTGGTATTGGTGATGGTAATACGGGTAAAAGTGCTATGACTTCCGCTATTAAATCTGTCGCAGGTGGTTATTACGGAACTTTTAACGCTAATAATTTAGCAGTTAAAAAGAATGCGAACCCTGATGATGCACAAGCGTTAAGATGGGTTATGTTATTAGCAACTAAACGGATTATAGCAAGTAATGAACTAGAACCTGATGCATTCATTAATGGTTCTGTTTTAAAGAAATTATCTTCAGGCGGACAGGACGATATTGTAGCAAGGAAGCACGGCGGTTATGAAACAGAATATAAAATAAGTTTCCTGCCTATTATATTTGCGAACGATTTAGATAAAATAACACCAATGGACGATGCTATTGTTAATCGTGTTAGGGCAATCCCTTATGAAAAGAAATATGTTGATAATCCAAAAGATGAGAAATACGAACTAAAGATTGACCCTGATTTTAATAATGAAATCCAAACTGAAAAATTTAGAAGTGCTTTTATGTTATTGCTGATGAAAGCATACAAGAAATTTATGAAAAATGAGAGGGTTGAAATTGAACCCCTTTCAATTAAAAAGGCGTTTGTAAATACCTTTGGAGTTGTAGAAGAGTATGTTGATTTGTTTAAACATGATTTTAAATTTACTGATGATGTAGAGGATTATGTAGAATCTGCTGTAATGATTGAGTGGATTAAAAAGAATAAACATAATATTACAATCACAAAATTAGGCAGGGATATTAATAAGTTCTGCGAACAAAATAATTTAAAAAATGTGATGTCAAAACC